CCAGGTAGACTTATTAAAGTCATACCACTGTAGGGCAATATAGACCGGTTCTAAGGGCTTATCAACAGAACACAAGGCCAATCCTAAGAGTTTCCCGTTAACTGGGTCAATCCCAAAAGTCTCTACATCAGCTACCAGATACTGACTAGCATTCCTAGACATAAAGAATTGCTCAACAGCAGAAACTGTATAGAGCACTTGGCCTTGTATATCTGTTACTTTAATAAATCCTCCTAAAGATAAAGCAATGGGCGGGTATAAGCCTTTAAAGCGCCAACAGCACTACCCATTGCCCCTTGTAGCCGATATTCAGCGCCTCGGCAAAGGGCTCGGATAGTTCCCCGATTCATCGACACCCTGTTAACAGGTTGGGGCTGCTGCCTCAGATATTATCCAATCTCGGTATATAACTAAGACTGCTTCAACTTGCTCCCAAACACGGTAAACACATGGGCATCGGTGCCTTTCCATTGTCCGCTCTGGATGGCTCGCATACCATCATAGGTAATCTTTACCTTGGAACCTTCAGCTAACTTAGCCATAGCTTTATCTAAACTACCTGCAGATGGTAACCCAATAAGCTCGCCAGAGGCAATACGAACTACATAGCTAGGCTTCTGGGATTTACCAGAAATGAAGCTACGTTCATAAGTACCCAAGATGGTCTCTCCAGTTTGGAGAATCTTGAACGGGCTTTTCTGGAGCTTCTTTGGGGCTGAAGTACGAAGAAAGTAAGCAACTGGTTCAAGACCTCCTACCTGTTTAAACTCGTCTTCTCCATCTACAGGTTGAAGTGTCTCCACGGCAGCTTCAGCTTGAGGCGTTTCTTCAATGACTGCTTCCAATCCTTCTTCCGCGAAGGACTTTGTATTATTCTTAGGCATTTGGTCTCCTTGTTTTTTAATTAAACTCTACTAGTAGGCCAGGCTTGATTCTGGCTAATTGAGGGAGTGTATTTCAACTTTATCATCTGTTGATCATCTCCTGTGTGTCCTCAGGTGGGGGAACAACCCCTACTTACATGTGGCCAGCATGGCCACCAATACCCTTCGCTTGCTGCCCCTTACGGCATAACAAAGCTCCACACCGCTACTATTTATTATACTATACACCCTTGTGCATAGAACATAAAAGATAATAATAATATTCCTAATATACACAACACATTTATCAATTTATTATTTATCATACTTTTACAAACCCGTCTTCATCCAGAATAATTGCCGGTCTATCTGCCTTAGCCTGTTCACATATGGAACGAGCGGGACAATAGTGAAGACAATTAATGTTTGTTCCGGATCTCTTCACAATAGAATAGTTTGTTCCACTACAAAAGTCAATGGCCTCTTTTTCAGACTTAAAAACTCTTACTGCTTTTGATTGTCCTTCTTTAATAATTGCAAAGGTGGGACTATTAAACTTCTCTTTATCCGAGCATAAAGGAAGGTTAACTTTGGCTGCCTCATGAGCTTTAATGCGCTCTATAATATAAAGATCAATTTCACTATCCTTCATAAATGGAACAGGATGTAAAGATGTGGGAGACAATGGATAATTTCCAAACAACTTCATTGGACTCCAATCCTTCATCAACATAACTGTTTCAGCTTTCTCAACTTTAAATCCAACATTACGAATAAGCATGCTTTGGAAGTTTACCTGTAACCTATGCTCTTCTTTTAGTCCATGATTAGCTGAAGCTGTAGAAGTATATTTATAATCTGATAACCTTCCTTCTATAGGATCAAACACATCAATCTTGGCAGACACATTAAATATTCGTGTGAATCCATCTGGCATATGTATGGGGTACTTTTTATAAAATCGACGTTCTACCACAAATCCTTGAGCCTCTAAAGTTGGTTTTGCACGTTCCAACATATAATGTATTAATTGTCCTTGAAGAATTGCTAAGTAATCTGCAGCATCAATCTCAATAACATTATCTCTTTCAAGTTGTACTGCTTGTGGTGGTTTAAGAAGCCCTGTAATAGTATAGTCACTCTTTTCTCCACCATCATCTGGATCATAGGGGTCATTAACTACTGCAAATACATAGGCATTTGGAAGACCCAATTTATTAGTAATAATCTTTTTCATTTAACTCTTCTTATAAATTTATTATTAGCTAAAAACCCAGCTTTATAGCTACTTTCAGCTGAATGGGCTATCATAAGAGAATTTATTCTATTTAAATCAGAAACTGTTGATAGATTAGCTCTAAACCTTTTATTTAATAATTCTATTAAATAAGCTAACCTAACTTCTCTGGATAGTTTATGCATTTATATATAATAAAATAAAACTCTTTACTAGTAAAGGATAATAATTTAGCATTGACTAGTGTGATAGCCTGGACATTACGGCGCCCACTAAAATAACCTAGAGAAAAGAATCCCCTGCGAATAACTGTTATTGGCAGGGGAATTAGTTGTATTAATATATTTACAATAGTAGAAGATTATACTATACTATAAATAGATATAGTTTTATAAAAGGAGATTCATTAATGATTACATTTAAAAAGAAAAATAAACAAGTCATATCACAAAACCTACAACAAATTCAACAAGAATTCAATCAATCTTTATTTGAACTAGGAAATACATTTTATCGTAAACATATGATTAAGGAGCAAATTGCAGCAGTAGATAGTGATCTCAATGCTCTTACTCAAAAACTGGATAAATATGGGATTGAGGCTGCTAAACTTAGGGATAAGATTCAATCTGAATTGAAAACCACCATTCAACAAGAGGTTAAAGATGTTAAAGTACCTAATTAACTTTATATTGGGATTTATACCTAGACGTCTCCCAAAGGGTATGACTGAGTTTAATACATTAGTATCTAAAATTATAGTTATATCCGGTCTTCCAGACAATGATAGTACTAGAAACCTTACAGCCCAGTTTATATTACATCTTCCTATGAGTGTGTATTATTTATCCCCTAATTTTATAGCTAAACAGTTAGTAAAAGCAGCAGCTATGCAAGTATCTACCCAAGTGATCAAAGATACATCAAAGACAACACCAAATGAAAACACACAATCTTAAGCAATTACAGGATAAGTGGTATAAAAAACTAAAGGATAAGGGATTTGAAGATATTGAAGATAGAGATGTTAATGGTAATTTTAAGTGTTGGCTAAAGACTGGTTATAAAACTTATAATTATTCAAATCCAGAGCATTTTCAACTTAAAGATAATATGGAGGATACAAACCTAAGGTTTTGTGCAATAAGAGACTACTACAGGATGGCAGAACAATTTGGAAATGAGTTTAGGTGGAAGGGACTGGAAGTTCATAAAACTGTTTGGATAAAACATGCAGAAGGTCAAGCATATAGAGGTATAGCAAAAGACTTAGAACTTTCCTTAAGTTTTGTTCAAAGATCTGTTAACAAAACTAGAAAATACTTAATGAAGTATATTAAGGAGCGATTAAATGAAGATTCAGATTAGAACAGCAGTTCAATCAGATCATTCATTTATATATGCTACATATTTACGTAATAAGTGGTTTGATAAGATTAATAAAACAACACTCAAAAGATCTACTTGGTCAAATCTTCAACATAAACGGATTGAAGATATATTATTATCAAAAGTTGTATTAATAGCTTGTTTAGCAGAAGATCCAGATGTTATTCTTGGTTATTCATTTATAGATGGATCTAATCCTTATACTTATGTTAAGTTGGATTGGCGTTCCCCTGGTTTAGGGATAGCAGATAAATTATTAAAGGAGATCAAATGAAACCTCGCAAAGTGCTTCATTGTCAGTTAATCAAAGCTTTATTTATTCCAGGTTACCGTGAACTTAATCAACGAACCATTAATACCCAATTTCACCCAGGAGTTCGTATGGAATTACATTCCTTAGGTGTTTATGTAGTATTCCAAAATGGATTTGAATGGATTGCCCCTTCTTCTATGCTAGAGGTTATTGTATTGGAGCCATTAGATGCTAAAAAAGATTAAATCTCTTTTACAAAGATTCTTTAATAAACCTAAACCTACTTTAATTGACAGTAATAGGACAAAGTCATCTGTCTCCATAGGAGACAAGGTTGGGAATGTAACTATCTTTACTCAATCTCAGTTAGATAAACACACAGCTTTTAAACCCGGTGAATCCTATAGAATTGGAGAGGGTATAGTCACAGTACATGCCAATAAGGAGTCTATGCTAGCTGCTATAGCTGCCGTGAACGCTAAACGTGAAGCTAAACATAAGGTTCTTACTGAGCGAGGGATCGAGTTGATGTTAATGAGCCCAGAAGAACTTCAAAAGCTTAAAATTAATGAATGGTTGGGTAAACGTAAGAATAATCAGAGTAAGATAGATTCTATTATCTCTAGAGTTACTTCTAGTGTTCATTTACCCCACTGGGGCAACCGTCTGCCTAGTGGTCCTACTGGATTACCTCCAAGTGGAAAACATGAGGATATAGTATCTGATAAATTTAAGGAACTAACAAAAGAGGTTGTAGAAGTTACAACTGAAGTTGTTGAGAAAGAAAAGGTTAAAGTTTAACTATGGAAGCACTGCTTAAAGAATTAGAATCAATTACAGCTGAAAATGGAATTATGTGTACCTTGCGCTATGTACCTCAAAGTCAAGTATGGGCTGGCATTATCCATTATACCCAAAATGACTCAAGTGGTGCCCATTTTCCCACACTTGAGGAAACATTAAAAGACTTAATAAAGCAAGCAAAAGAAAAATTCTAAAATAACTTAATTCCCCTTCTTGACGTGCTCGGTCACCTAGCAGTAATATAATGCCTAGGAGATCGGGCATGTTTCATTTAATAACGATATTATCGTCAATTATTCTAGCGAGGTTTATTATGTTAAGTGTTAAATATATAAAGACCTCAACTAAGCCTAAACAAATTTTAGTTAAACCTAAACATTTTCATGTGTATTATAGAGGTCGTAGAGGCCTAGGACTTGAAACAGTAGCTGGTATGACTAAAGTATTGTTTCAAGATGATTCAGTCGTTTGGGTTCCAAGCGAAATGATAGAGGTGATGAAATGATTTATATATTTTTATATTTTTTATTAGGATACATTATCAGTGTTATAGCAGCTTACTTTGATCCAGAAAAGGACGATACTCTTGTAATAGGTTATTCAACTTCATTAATATGTTTTTGGCCTATATGTCTATTAACTCTTATCTTACTTAAAGTTAATGATTTTGGATTAAAAAGAGGCAATAAATGAACAAAAAATATGAATTTACTGGTGAAACAATGATTTGGTCTAATACAACCCTTAAACGTATTAGGTATTTATCTACTGGAATATCAGGTGGATGGATTGAAAAAGAGGAAAACTTAAGTCAAGAGGGTGAATGCTGGGTAGGGGACTCAGCTAAAGTGTTTGACTCGGCTCGGGTGTATGATTCAGCCAAAGTATTTGGCAAAGCTCAAGTATTTGGCAAAGCTCAAGTATTTGGCAACGCTCAAGTATTTGACTTGGCCCAGATATCCGACTCAGTCCAAATATTTGATACAGCTAAAGTACATGGTTCAGCCTGGATATATGATTCAGCTCAAGTATTTGGCTCAGCTTGGGTGTTTAACTCAGCACAAGTGTATGGTAAGGCCAAGATATTTAATTTAGCTCGAGTAATGGGTACAGTTCGAGTACTTGATTCAGCTTCTGTATCTGGTGAAGTTCAAGTACATGGCTTAGCTTGGGTATCTCTAAATGCAAAAATAGAAAAGTCAGAAGATATTATAGTACTACATTTACATCCATATCCTGTAACCTTTACTAGACAAACTATTTCTATAGGTTGTCAGGGAAGAAGTAGATTTGGAGCTAAGCAATGGAAGATAACTGATGATGTACCCGAGAAAACAGAGGAATTGATTAGATTATATAAACCTATTTTATCATTCTTTAAGAAAAAACTACCAAGGACTAAATAAATGATTATATATGGACCCTTTAAGCTACATAATAATATATCTCCCTTCACCAATACTTGGCTTGTAACCCTTAAAGGTAAAGGAGTTTGCAGAGGTTCTAGAGAAGAGTGCATGAAGTTTATTGAAGCACAATTATATAGATTGACTGAAGTTAAACCTAAACTTACTCTAATTGTAGGAGGAAAGAGTTAATGACAAAAGAATTAATTATTAGTGCAATATCATTACTAATTATCATATTAGCTATTATAACTTTATCTGGATGTTCTAATACACCTATCCGATCTAATTGTACTTATTATACTAAGTATACCATATTAAATTATAATGGTAGGTGTAAATAAGCATTCTTTACAATCAACATAATCAACATAATCAACATAATCAACATAATCAGATTAGTATACACTTTGCTTATATTTAAGAACTTTACATTACTAATTATTAGTCAGTTAGTCTCAAGTTAGCCTCAAAATCCCATCCATTTAGTTCAAATGTTATACACTTTATATATCCCCAAGCGCTCGTTTCAGCCTCTAAAGTTCTTTGGCATTCCGCATGCATTGTATAAATGTACTAACTGAAACAAACCAAAGGATCTAAGATGCTAACATTACTGAAACAGACTCCAGAACAGACTAATCAGGTAAACCCCTTCACAACCGAACTTCCTAACCTAGCAGCCGTGTCAGACAAATACAAGTTTATTAGTACGGCTCAGTTTATTAGCGATGTACAAGCGCTTGGCTATACCTTACAAGGTACGACAAGCCCTAAGCGTGGGCTAGGCATGCATTCAATGACGTTTAACCACTGCGGGCTTCCCCAAGCTGAGGGGCTTAACATGCGATTATTGGCCACGAATAGCCATGATGGTACCAGCGCATTCCGATTGTACGTTCAAGTGTTAGTTCAGGTGTGCTCTAATGGCATGGTAGCATGGCGTAATGATGGTACCAGTGATGCACGGGTTGTACATCGCGGGTATACAGCTGGTAAGGTCGCTGATGCTGTTACAACCGTTCAAGGTCGCTTTCAGGGCACGTTAGATAGCATTAAGTCGATGCAGGATACATATGCCCGCCCAGAGTTAACAGCTGACTTCTTATACCATGCTGCTAGGCTCCGCGATGCTAAGCCCTATAGAATTATGGAGCTTCAATCGGTTAGGCACAGAGAACAGGCTGATAACAATGTATGGAATGTATTCAATCGTGTTCAAGAATCCTTAATTAAGGGTGGATATAATACTGAAACAATCACTGAAAATGGACAAGCTTACAAGGGCAACAAAGCTAAAGCTATCACTCAAGTTAAGGAACAGGTTCGGATTAACACTGAGCTTTGGGTTTTAGCGGTTGAGAAGCTCATTCCTAAAAACTAACTAAATAATTGGAGGATATATGGTAAACTTAAATAAACAGTTAGATGGAGTTAATACTTGTGAAGGTGGCAATGAAACAGAAACAGGTGAAACATATTGTAATGAATCTGATTGTCAATCATGTTGTCCACATTCAGATGAACGTGACCATGGTATTTGCATAGATTGTGGACATGAGGAAGATCCAGGTATAGCTATTGATAGAGCTATGGACTATGGGAAGGATAAATAATATGAAACAAACTAAAAAATATGAATTTACTAATGAAACAAAAATTATATGTGGAGTAACTCTTAAACGCATCAAACGTTTATTTGATGGAAAAGTAGGTGGGTGGATTGAAAAAGAGGAAAACTTAAGCCAAGAAGGAACATGTTGGGTGGATGGCTCAGCCCGGGTGTACGGCTCGGCCCGGGTGTTTGGCTCGGCCCAGGTGTACGGCTCGGCCTGGGTGTACGGCTCGGCCCAGGTGCACGGCTTGGCCCATGTGCATGGCACAGCTGAGGTGTACGGCTTGACCCATGTGTGTGACTCAGCTGAGGTGTACGGCTCGGCCCATGTGCATGGCTCAGCTGAGGTGTACGGCTCGGCCCAGGTATTCGAATTGGCCAGCGTGCATGGTTCAGCCCGGGTGCACGGCTCGGCCCAGGTGCACGGCTCGACCCATGTGAATGGCTCAGCTGAGGTATTTGGCTCTGCCGTATTAGTACGCAAAGAGTGTCTATTAAGTGTTACATGGAAGTCTTATACTATTACAATAACCCCCCAAAATATATCCATCGGATGCAAATTATGGACTAGAGGTACTTTTAACAAAACTTATAAAGAAGTGGGTAAGGCTAAAGGAATGAGTGATGAACTAATCACTGAATTTAAGAGTATTGTGAAGTTAGGCACTAAGATTGTAAAGAGAGTGAAGTAATATATGATTCAGTTGCTATGTACATTAGCTGTAGTTGTATAGCATAATGTTTAATAAGGCTAAGCTATAACATTTGTAAACATCTTGTCAAGCAGAATCAATCCTATATTTGTAAGAATGTCTAAATTTTTAAGCCCTATAACCAGAATCGACCGCCTCAACCAGTCCGCCCTAACCATATTGGAGCGGGAAGTGTCAAGACTAATGGAGCTAAGCATAGCTACCAAGCTTGGGACATCTCATTCAAAGGATCTGCGTGACTATATATATCTATTGACTGACCTGAAGAAAACCCATCAGACACGTCTGGCTGAGTCAAGACAACGAAAGCAAACAAGGATGGCCACTGTTTCAACCGAGCAGTTGGAGCAAGCGTTGGGGCTTGACAAGACTAAGTAGTTGTGTCTGGATAATTAATTCAACTACCCTTCCCCCTCCAGACTAGGGTCCCATATTGACATGTGCGAAAGCCACATACTTCCTAGAATAATTTTTATACCCTATGAAACTAACAAGACATCAAGCAATTCAGGAACTTGCCAAAAGAAAAGGTCTTCTCCGGCCTACCCAGTTCCGTCTTGAAGATTATCTATTTGACAAACAGTTACAATTTGTATTAGACCCTGCCCCCTTTAAAGAGGCAACAACAACCCGCCGTGCCGGTAAGTCTGTATCCTGTGTAGCAGACCTTGTGTATACAGCAATAAGTTTTGACAATGTAGTATGTCTATATATCACCTTAAGCCGTAAGAATGCTAAGAGGTTAGTGTGGCCGGAGTTTAAAAGAATTAACACTTTATTCAACCTACAGGGACAGCCAAATGAAAGTGACCTGTCTATTCATTTTCCAAATGGAAGTGTGGTTTATCTGCTTGGAGCTAGTGATCGCGCTAGCATTGAGGATTTTCGTGGATTGGCCATTAAGAAGGTCTACCTCGATGAAAGCCAGAGCTTTCCGGCATATATCGAACAGCTTATTGATGATGTGCTGGGCCCAGCTCTTATGGACTTTGCTGGTCAGCTTATTCTTATCGGGACGCCTGGGCCCATCCCTTCTGGCTATTTTTACAACTTAACAAAGAATCCTAACTGGTCCCACCACACCTGGTCCTTCTTTGATAACCCAAAGCTCCCATTTTTACAAAAGGGCCTGTCTCACCTGGATATGCTCAACAGGGAATTAACCCGCCGTGGTGTAGACAGAAACGACCCATCCATTCTAAGAGAATGGTTTGGTAAATGGGTTGTAGATGAAAACAGTTTAGTATATAAATATAAAAAGGAGATTAATGATTATGGCAGCTTACCAGACGGAGTCAACTGGACATACATATTGGGCGTGGATCTCGGATTCAATGACGCCGATGCCCTTGCCGTCCTCGCCTATTCTGACAGGTCACCTACGACGTATCTGGTTGACGAGGTTGTCGCAAAGCGTCAAGACATCTCCGCCCTGTGCCAGCAAATCGATAGACTTAAAGGAATATACAATATCTCCAAGATCGTGGTCGATACGGGCGGTCTCGGTAAAAAAATAGCGGAGGAGATTGGTAAGCGCTATAGTATACCGATGCAGGCTGCTGAGAAGACTCGTAAGGTTGAGTATATTGAATTGATGAATGATGCCCTGCGTACTGGTAGACTCCTAATTAAGGCTAAGAGTTTATTTGCCCATGATGCTGATAAAGTAGAATGGGACCATGACCATAGTACCCCAGACAAGAAGGTTATAAGTAAACGCTTCCATTCAGATATATGTGAAGCTGTATTATACGCTTGGAGAGAGAGTTATAGCTATAGCTACCAACCAGAACCAGTACGACCAGTCTTTGGGTCTAAGCCCTGGGGGGACGCTGAGACTGAAAAGATGTTTCAACACACCCTTAATAGACTTCAGGACGCTAAAGAGGAAGAAGATGAAGAAGAGTTTGTTGCAATTGATGTAGACAATTTACAAGATTTAGATAGACCTACCTTAAGATATCAATCTCAATTTAATAATAAAAAGATGCCCCCTAAGTAATTTTATCTAGTATATTTAGTTAGTTCTCAAATATCTATTAAATATTTCATCAATATGAAAAATAAGTGTTGCTTTCTTTAAAAGAATAGATTAGACTCTTGACTAGTGTGATAGCCTGGACATTACGGCGCGGGACAAGTCGACCTCTTCAAGCTGGTCTGGGGTGGAAGTATTTTAGGTCAGTAAGTCTAAGTATAGCTAATTAGTTGTCTTAGCAGATGTAGCTTCCTACAGCACTAATAACCCTGCGACAATCTGTTGTAGCAACTAAAGTCTTTTGAAACATCTGGCTATTGGTACCAGGGATTTTCTTCCCTTCGTACTGCCCTAAATGGCTCTACATTCAATTCCTAAGGTATAACCCATGCCCTTGGTCAAATCCGGCTCTGACAAGGCCTTTAAGAAGAACCTAAAGACTGAAATGAAAAACGGTAAACCCCAAAAACAAGCTCTAGCAATTGCCTATGGCATGAAGCGTAAAAATATGTCTAAGGGTGGTGAGTGCCCTGATTGTACAGACATTGGTGGTTTGTGTGCGGTTCATGATGATCAAGGTCAGTCAAAGATTGATTCTAAAAAGGATATGTACGCCGATGGTGGTCCGGTAAATGGAACCGATGGCAGTCAGTACACCTATGGTGATGATGGTAAGCCAGGTGACCACCCAGTCTATGGTAACCCAGATCGCCAACGGGATGGATACCCTCCACAGGATGGAAGGTATGGAAAGACGTTCGGAAAGGCTAGCCGCTCCACAGATGGTTATGATGGAGCCCCGGGCGGATATGCAAGATCTTTAAAGGATTCAGAAAAAGACCGCTATGGTGAAGGTGGAGATCCACAAAGGAATTATGCAATGGGGGGTAAGGTTAAACAGCCAGGCAAGTTAGACAAGAAACCTGTGATGGATGTGGCTGATAATGACCAGGATGAGGCTAAGAGGAATTCCGCTTATGCTAGGTATGCTGAGGGTGGGATGGTTGATGACCAAGCTCCCCTTAGAGATCATGCAGCAAATGATGATGATAGTGAAGAGCGGCACCCAGAACGAGATGAGCACGACTATATGCCTCTTGAAATGCCTGTTGATGAGATGGATTCTGAACTTGAACAGGACTTGCCTGGTGGTTCAGTTAATATGTCGTTAGCACAAGAAATTATGAAAGACCGAAAGCGACGAATGTTCGCTAAGGGTGGTTCAGTTGACCAAGATGTTTCCTATAAGAGTATGGGTGTAGGTCAGGTAACTGGAACTACTGACCCAACCACGGATTCCGACGAGACCAATGATGCGGACGAAAAAGAAGTCCCAGTTGAAGATGGCCGTGATACCCGTGGTTTAGATCTAGAGTATGCCCATACCATGACCGATCCTGAGCATGACACTAGTGATGCCAGCTTGGTTGCTCAGATTTTAAAGGATAGAAAGAACCGCCGCCGAGGTTAAAGTGCAATTACCAGACATTAAAGCCCTGAAAGAGTTACTTAAGTTGCTCCGAAGCCAAGGTGTTCTGCAATATAATTCCACCGACCTGCAATTGGTTTTATCCGAAAACTTACCCATAAATACCCATAAATCTAAGTCAGAGCTTGTGGAAGAAGATCCAGGCATTCCAGAAGACATGCCATCTATGGCAGACATTGAAGCTTATATTAATGGCCAAGGTTCTACTGACGTTTAAATCTTATGAGTTTCAAAACTTCCCCAAAAGAAAAGCCCACCAGGGTTACACAGGTCTTTAAGACCCAAAATTCATCTTTGAACCAGGCTAACCAAGGTTATCGTTGGTGGGAAGAAAAGAATGAAGCTATTAGAGCCTCTCAGTTATGTGCTACCTTTGCTTATCTTAAGCAAGGTCAGTCAGCTAGATTGAGACAGGCTGCGGTCTGTGCCCGACTTTATAGTGGGCAGGCTCTATTTAGCTTTATTGGGGCAAACATGTCCCTAATGGATCAATACTCCCCTTTAGCTCCTAATCGCCCAGTCTATAATGCTATTAAGTCTATAACAGACACATTAGTCTCCCGCCTTACCCAAAACAGACCAGCACCGGTATTCCTTACAGATAATGGAGATTACAAACAACGCAATCTAGCTAAAAAGCTTAATAGTTTTATATTGGGTGAATTCTTTAGAACCAAATTGTATGCAGTATCAGAATATGTACTAACTGATTCTCTTGGTTGGGCTGGTACTGGTTGCCTTAAAGTCTTTAAGAAAGACAATAAAGTAGCTATAGAGCGAAAACTAATAACCAATATATTTGTAGACCTACAAGAATCTGCTTTTGGTGACCCAAGACGGATGTACGAAGTTGCTTTATATGACAGGGAAGTCCTAGAGACATTATTCCCTAAAGCAAAAAAGTTTATCCAAACAGCAGAGAAAGCCACAGTTGATAAATCCTCTGTCTCATCTAAAACAGTATCAGACTTGGTTATGGTTGTTGAAGGTTGGTCTTTACCTTCGGGTCCTGATGCTGATGATGGGTTGCATACTATTGCTTGCTCTAGTGGTGAGTTGTTTAGCGAACCTTGGGAGAAAGATCATTTCCCATTTGTATTCATGCATCACCACAAGAGGGCCCTAGGTTTTTGGTCGATGAGTATAGCTGAAGCCCAGATGGGAAGCCAGATAGAGTTGAACGGACTTCTAGACACTATATCAAAGTCAATCAAGTTAACTGGTGTTCCCAGGGTATTTTATGAAATGGGATCAAAAATAAATAAAGCCTCTTTCAGTAATAAGATTGGAATTCTAATCCCATATCAAGGCACCAAGCCAATTGTTGAAGTCTCTAATTGTGTACCAGCTGAGATGTATGCAGAACGAGATAGTATTATTGCCAGAATGTATAAGGCAGAAGGTGCATCTGAATTATCTGCAACATCGGAGAAGCCAGAAGGATTAGATTCAGGGGAAGCACAGCGCGTATACCAGGATATAAATTCGGAGCGGTTCGCAGCTCTAGAAAAACGGTGGTCTAATTATTATGTAGACTGTGCTTATCTTTATATGGAGACAGTTGAAGAAGTAATTGAAGAAACTGGATCCTATGAGACAGTATTTGTCGATCGCAAAAAAGGCCGTAAGGATATTACTCTTAATAGTTTATCTGCCCTTGATGATACTTATGTAATCCAAGCCTATATAGAATCATCTTTACCTAAAGATCCAGCAGGTCGCTTACAGAAGATAACTGAGATGATTCAGTCTGGAATGATTGATATTCAAGAGGGTAGACGCCTCCTAGACTTCCCAGACCTTGGTCAGATGGAAACTTTAGCCAATGCAGCTGAAGAACGTATATATATGTATCTTGATGATATTGTAGAACATGGTAAGTATGAACCTCCAGACCAGTTTATGCCAATAATGCCAGTTAATGGCCAAGCCTCAAAAGCTGAGACAATTGTAGTTCAATATATTAACCTTTATTCTCAATGTAAGCTTAGTGATTCTAAGATGCAATTACTCAGAGATTGGTTTGCAGAGATTCAAACTCTTAAACAACAGGCAATGCCCCCAGCACCCCCACAACCAGTGCCCCAAGCTGCACCAATGCCCCAACAACAATCCCCTTTAGTACCAAATGGTCCTGGACAGGCTCCAGCGGCTCAATAATCAACCTGCGAAGCGACGCAACATGGTCAAGCAAGGCCAAAGGATGAACTATGCCCCTCATAACTACCCCCAAAGCGGGTTCTGCTAGCTCAAACACTCCCTCCAAAGTCATAACTACACAACAGGTAACCATTTCTAGGCCTAATGCTTCAACAGCTAGAGCCACCGCCCTGAAACAACGCTTGTCAGGTGTTACCCCTGCAGCACCTGTAGCCCCTAGACCTACAGGCTCCTCTGCTAGACGTGAAGAAATGTCTAAGTTGACTAAATTTAACTCTCCAGCAGCCAATACATTTACAACTAAGCCCCAAACTTCACAAAACACTTCCTCTAGAGGGGGTAGTGTTAATTTGGAGGGTATAGCCCCCCCACCATCGGGTTTAGCCCCTGGATCGATACAGCAAGCTATTAGTATAGAGGCCCCTGAGACTAGAATTGAAGCTACTAATGAAACTCTCAACCCTCAATTTGTCGCTCTTGCCCGTAAAGAACGACAACTTAGGAAAGCCCAGCAAGAACTAAAAGCGCAGCAAGATGCTTGGAAGCAAGAACAAGCAGGATACATCCCGAAACAACAATTAACTTCTGATACGCTAAAAGTTCTTTCTGAAGCTGGTATAACTCCTGATAAACTGGTTGAACTACAGATCAATCAGGCGACCGCTAACACCCCAGAACAACTCCTATTAAATAGAATTGCAGAATTAGAGAATCGGCTAAAGGGTATAGATGACCCAGAAACCGGTACTTTAGCACAACGTGATAAGCAAGCCTATGACTCAGCTGTGTCGCAGATTAGAAGTGATGCGAAGCTTTTGGTCGACTCCAACCCAGACTTTGGGACAATCAAATCTGAAAGGAAACTTGAAGATGTGGTTGAACTTATTACTTCCGTATTCGATGAGGAAGGTATTGTCCTTGATGTAGAAGAGGCAGCTGGACTTGTCGAGAATAAACTTGTAGATAATCTCTACAAACAATATGAACGAATCAGCCAATATGAGAAGGTTAGGTCCCGTCTGAGGCCGACGTCAGAGACGTCAGAAGTGAATAACGAGCAGCGATCTCCCGCCCCCAGAGTAAACACTTTAACCAATACAGGCGCTGTACAGCGTCCTTTAACACCTAGAGAACGAGCCATTGCAAAGGTGCAACAGGCTATTGACTCTAGAAACAGAAAATAATTAGATAATGGCAACTTTTGCAACAAGTACATCGTCAATTTCAGTTCTTAAGGAATTGTATATTGATGACCAGTCCTTTATGAAGGACTTAGTGTACGCCAAGAATCCCTCGATGGCGCTTATCCCTAAGGATGAGTCCGTTGATGGTCTCGCTGGTAAGTACATCCCGTGTCCTATTCAGTTCGGCGATCCCCAGGGTCGTTCGCACACTTTCCTTAACGCTCAAGGAAACCAAACACCTAACCAATACGATTCGTTTTTCGTTTACATCATCCAAGATTATCAACTCGTTACGATCACGAACCTATTAATTGAACAGACCCGATCGAATGCCGGTAGCTTTGTTGACGAAATGAAGCGCGAAATGGATGGCGGAATCAAGAACCTATCCAATAACATGGCGTTTGAACAGTTCGGTTCAGGAACTGCTACACGTGGATTCATTGGTTCGGCCATCACTGGTCCGGATACGAATGGTAACTACACTTTCACGTTGAGCAATCCTCAGCAGATTGTTAACTTTGAAAAGGGTATGACCATCCAAGCTTCGGCTACGGATGGTGGTGCGGTTATTCCTACGGGAACGCCTGCAACCCCTGATCTCGGAACCGTGTTCGCGGTTGACAGATCCCTTGGAACTGTCACGTTCACTGTGCTTCAAGGAGCACCTCAGACTGACTGGGCTATTACGGATGCTGTTACTGTACAAGGTGACATTCCGCCTACGGGTGGATCGGGTTT